ACATAAGCACGAGCAATATTCTGTGAAACGTATAAGTATAAATCTTCTTTTCCGTAAAGAGCAGAAGGAATTGCGTCAACAATTCTGCCTAGTTCAGCGATTACATTTGCCGCATCAACTGCCGCAGGAGCAACCACTTTAGGTACTGCCGCATCAGCAGTCATCAATGGCACGAATCCGTCAAAAGAACCAACAACGGCATTTGCACCGTTCCAGATATTCTGCTCTGTTTTCTGAGCCACTTCTTTTGCTACATGAGCAATAAGAAATTCAGCGAAGGTCGGAGGTAATTGATCAAAGGCAGAGTATCCCATGCTTTGAGCGCCCCAATTCGCAATGAATGGAGTTTTACACAATTCAAGGTTTACCTGAAATTCCTCTGGTTGAATAATTCTCTCAGTCAATGTGACGTTTCCCGTGTTTGTGAAATCACATGATGAGTCCACAATTAAACCAGACGTGTCAACTTTCTGAATTACTTCTTTGTACTTAACGTTTGGCATGATTTCGATGCCTCCGTTGTCAATTGTTGAACCGCTCAATAAAGCCGCGGCTATGTATTTTCCTGCAAATTCACCTGCATAGGTGCTAGTTATTGTTAAAGCCATTATATTAGTTGTTTAAAATTTTTGATAATACTGAATCCATAACGGACTTAGTTCTTTGTTTCTGAAAAGTTATCTTTTCATTCTTGTTTGATACTGATTCTGGACTATGCTTAATAGCTTGAGCCGCAGGTTGTGAAAGTTCTTCTTTGAGGTCTTCGTTCATTTCCTCTTTATTTCCGTACCCCATTTCTTCAACCTCTTCCGCAGAAACCTTATCTGCTTTTAGATCAGCAATAGCATCTTCAAGATTTTGTATTCTCTTTTCCATGCCTTCCCAATCGCCAACTTCTGCCATTTTCTTCTCGTCCTTCTCTTCCTTGTCATCTGCTAAGTCCTCAGTAGTTTCCTCTTTTTCTGGGACATCATCGCTAACGTCTCTGACGTCTGCAATCATACCTTCTTCTTCAACAACTAAAAGCCGTGAGTCTTCAAGTATATATTCGCCGACTGGCATAGCTACTTTTTCATCATCGGTAAGGATAAAAACTTCTTTCCCTTTCTCAAATGCTTCCGCTTCTATATCAGTTCCATTCTCTAGCTTCATGGTCTCCAATTTGACTTGAATGTCAAGAAGCGTTTTTATTTGATTCAACATTTCATTTGTTCTCATATTAGTATAACGTAAAAATTTAAAAGTTTTGTCTTTTAACTCTGTCGATAAATTGGTCCAATGCCTTGATTCATAGTTCCACCCTCGCAACATTTTCTTGAATAGGTGTTTTTATGTCTACATAAACATGCCCTGCTACTACTCTTTGGACTTGTTCTGCTAGGTATAAGTGTCTTCGTTTTATTTGTCATGATTTTTTCTCTTTTTCTGCTTCATTCATTTTCTTTTTTGCCCATCCCAAAGCTGATTTGCCACCCCATAATAAATAAGATATAGTCCCACATGCCTTAGTGTCTGAAGGATCGTAAAACTCTTCTGCTCTGCTTAAATATGAGTACATCCTTTTAATGGTATTCATAGAAATAGGCTTCCCTTGAGCCAATTGTTGCGCTCTAATTTTACCTACTTCAGTTGCACATTTATTGTTAATCTTTTTGTTTAACTCAATGCCTCTTTTTGCGTTGTTTTTTACGGAATCAGGATAGTCCCTGAAAGACTCCATTTCAATCTCGTTCTTTTCCTTGTTGATAATTCCTCTAATCATTGAAAGCATTTCTTTTGCTTCCTCGTTTTCTATTTCTTCAAGTGTTAATTGAGGCTTTTGAATTGTCATGTTTACCTTATCCGCAAAGTATCCTTCAATTGAAAAACCTTTGACTCTGCCTTTTTTCACATATTCTTGCCAAACCTCCTCATTGTTGACCTTCATTGTTCCCATCCATGTCCCAACGGGTACGTTCATTCCGTATTTTCTGCTCTTGTCATGCACCTCATCTTCTACGATCCAAGACTCAACCAGAGTCAACCCATTAAGCTGATGCTGATGTTCTAACGTGGAGTTGTTTTGATTACCATTTCTTAGGTACATTTGACTCGCTTTCTCAATTGTGTTCTTTGAGAAATAGATGTAATACTCTCCGTCTTCTGAGTATCTATAAATAGGTTTGTTAGGAATAAGCAAAGCACCCATCAAGATTCTTTTGTCTTTGGATACCTCTGCTAGTTTAATTTCATCATCCTTTAGGGCAACAAAATCACTCTCAATAGCAGGACTTTCTACAATTGAAATTGCTTCAATACCTGAAAACTCCTGATCTTCGTCTAATACTAGTTCTACTATTCTCATAATAGTATAACGTAAAAGCGAATAAGTTTTGTATTACAACGTAGCTGATTCGACTATATTTCTTTCAAGGCTTTGTGAGGTAGTCACATCTCCAGACACAACGTATGCTTTCACGGGCGCTTGAGTCTGTCCCCCGATAGCATCTGCCAATTGATTTGTTCCCGTTGTTCCTACTACATTAAAATCTGCAGGAATTGATGGAGCCTGAAAACTAGGTACTGAAGGAGTAGAACCTCCGCTAACATCGCCACCGCCAACGCCATTTACTTTAGGCAGTTTAGTCCCTTTAATTTCCTTGATAGTCCTAAATCCCGTTGCGATTGCTGATGCCGCCGCTATACCTCCCAAAACGGGTCCAACTACGGGTATTCCTGCCAATGAATTAAAAGCAGAGATTGATGATTGTAATGTAGTTATTGTAGTTGATGCTATTGCCGCCGCTTTTCCTGCCTTAGATTCTTTTCCGAAAATATTTGCTAAACTATTTAGTGTGTTTTTAGCAATATCTAACTTTGCCGCCGCTGACATATCTTCAAGTTCAGCTATTTTTCTATTTGACTCAGCTTGATAATTAAGTAACTCTTCATTAGCATCCGCAAATGCTTGAGTATCTTCTTTGTATAACGCTTTCTTTGCCTCAAGCCTTTTGGTCTCTTCAGCTATTTCTAAAACGGTTGCCTCTTGCAATGCGGTAATTCGCATGAATTCATTCAATTGCCTTTCAGCATTCCACTCGCGTTCTTCTTGTCTTCTTAAAATCTCTCCGTCATTTATTGTTGCGTCAAGTTCTTGTTTTTCTTTTGTTAACGCTAAATCATTTGCTTTTTGCTCTGAGATAAATCCTTCAATGGTTGCCTCAACCGCTTTCACCTCGTTTTTAGCCGCAATCAAAGCAAGTTCTTGTTCTATGCCTCCATTTAATTCAAAAGCCGCTATTGCTTGTCTTTCAACTATCTTGGCGTTTTCAAGCATATCCTTGTTTTGCTTTTCAAGAATTGCTTTTAATTTTTCATTTGCTTCAATCCTTTCTGTGATTGTATTACGTTCCTCATCCCTAATCTGACGTTGTTTTTCTGCTAGTCTGTCCGACTCTTCAAGTATTCCTATGTTTAACAATTCTGCTCTTTGCGCTTCCTTCGCCATCTGAACACTTGCCGCCGCCGCTTCAACCGTTTTTTTAGTGTAATCCGCAGTCGCTACGGCAACTTCTTTCACTAACTCAACCGTTTTATCAAATGAGTCATCAACTCCCGTTAGAACGTCTGTAAACTCTTTTCCCGCATTACTTGCCGCTTCTATTGCTCCGTCAAAATCTCCTTCAAATACTTTTTTAATTGCCGTGCCTAAATATCCCAGAACTTCCAAAGCAGAATTGAATCGTTCGATCATATTCTCTTTGATCGCTTTTCCTAAATCTGCTACGGCTTTTTGAGGATCGTCAAATATTTTTTTGAAATAATCTGTTATTGGTCCAACGTTACTCGTGACTAATTTAAACAGATCATTAAATGCAATCTCAAGAGCCTTGAAAGCAGTCGCACTAGCATCAACAACCGCTTGGTTAGTCATAAATAACTCTGTCAATCCTTCCAGAACCTTCAAGAATAGACCAACCCCTGCCGCTTTGATAGCCAATCCCATCCCTTTGATGCCTCCTGCGGCTTCATCTGTGGTTTTCTTTAAGGCATTAATAGCATCTTCAGTCTTTTTATTGCTATCAACAACCTCTTTGCTAAGATTTTCAATCTGCTTTTTGAGGTCTTTAATTTCTTGACTCGCTTTTTTGGTGTTCGCTACTACGTCAATTTCTGCAACTTCCATTTTGTTTCTTTTTTAATTTGCTTAAATGCCTCTTTAAAACTCTTAGGAAAAAGGTATTTTCCTTGAGCAATCCTGATGTTTTCGGTTTCTCCGTCTGCTAATTTTAATAGTTCAATTATTGATTTCATACCACGTTCAATAGTTCAAAGTCACTCTCTCCCGTTTGAAGGTTTGTTGTGACTGAATTAATAATATACGTTTCATTTCTCATTGTAATCTTATCATTTAATTCCAGAGCGATTACAATTCTCAAAGGCAAAAACGCTTTGACTTTTGTGATCCTTCTTTGAGTATTAAATACCGCAGAAACATAGTCAGTATATTCCTTTCTAAACAATGAAGAATCCGAAAATACCGCCGATGTCAAAGCATACTCGTTTATTTCTGCGCCAAAATTTAAGTTATCTGGGTTTATTGATGAAACCAAAGCAACGCTATTACTTGGCACGTTGTAAACTTGCACTCGCACATGAGTTGTAAGATCGGTTAAAAACGAAATTGAATCGCCACCCGATAAAGTCACGGGGTAAAAAAGCAGAGGTTTTCCGAAATAAGGTTGCTCGTTTTCATTTACAAAATATCCGTATTGTACTGTGGTTTCTGAGTTATTTGCTTGATTAAATAACCGCTCAAACTGAACGTGTTCAAAAGGAGGTTTGACGGTATAAATTTCTGTTGGTGCGTTATAAATTGCATCATCTAAAGTAAATCTAAGGCTTCCCCATCCCACGTTATTAAGCTGCTCGTACTGCTTGGCAAGAAATGTTCCAAGACCTTCATACTCAAAATTAACTTGCCGATAAGGTAAAGCAACATCGACCTTGCTTTTTGTTACTTCTAAATAAGGTGTGATGTCATAAGTAGTTCCTGCTGCATAATAATCATCGATAGTTTGGACTTGAATATTTCCGTTTGGCAAAGCGTAAACGGTTAAATTAAAAAGGTTAAAAAGACCATTTAAAAAATCAATTACTTTTTGTTCGGGGATTTGTTGCGTGATAATAAATTCAATTGTTAAACTTGATTGCCATAGAGTATCTGTGTCAAAAACAATATTAAATCCAAAGCCTTGCAACTCCCATTCAATACTTGCTATGGGAAAACTCATTAAAGCCGCCGATTGATTAGTTACAATTGTGACAGTATAAGTTCCGATAGGTAACGGTTCGCCCCAATCCGCTATCCCGAAAGTTCTAGCACCCGTGTCATAGTCTGACTCAAAATAAGATGCCCCATTACGATAAACAATAACTCGGTATTCAGTACTTGCCGTGCTTGGTGATAGTACTAAATTTGCCGTTTGAGTTGCGGTCACATATAACCGCATACTTGTCTCAGTTTGTACTGCATAAGGCTTATTTGAAATATCAACTCCCCACTCGTTAACTTGTGAAAAATATTCCGTTACCTGAGTTGCAGGTTGAACTGCTCCACTTTTTCTGTGAAGCCACATAAACAAATGATAATATCTGTCGTTTGTGATATTAAAAAAAGACGTACTATCAAAGGTGATTTCGTACTCTTCTTCAATTGCGCTTATAATTTCATCAATTCGAATCGCATACTTTAAGTCACTCCATAAAACTCCGTGTTCATTTGCTCCTCCACCCGTATGCCAATAGACGTTCCTTGATCCTGCAATGTGATTCGTTGAATCATAAGTTAATCTTTCTGTGTGAGTAATTAAGGGACAAAGAATTGCTTGACCCAAAGTTTCTTGCAATTCAAGTTTATCTTGAACTATTTGAGGACTATAAATTAGATCGTGAGTTGAAAGCGATCCTAAAGCTGATAGCATATCCTCTCCAATTAGGTCTTTTAAATTTACGGTATTACCAAAGAAAGTTATTCGATATGCGTATGCTTTTTCTTTTCGCATATCAACTCCTTCAAGTCGAATAAATCCATCTTTAAAAGGGAGGCTATTAAGTTCAATTTTTCCCGCAACTTTATTTAACGCATCGAAACCTCCAACAATATCAAAGTTGTAATAATGCTTAAAAAGCAAGTTATTAGTTTTGGAAGCAGGAACAGAAAACGTCTTTGAAAAATCTGTGAATACTTTTGAAATGTCCCTCACGTTTTGAATTGTCTGAGTGACCGAAACGGTTTCATCTCCAAATAAATCAATGCGATCTGTCCCTAAATAAAGTTGTAGTTTCTGCATCTATCTGATGTTATTTATTTTATCGTAAGCCTCTGCAAATTCAATAGTGTAATCAATCAATTTATCGTTTAGTTTAGTTTTTTCAACGAATGAACTTGTCACTACATTAACGGGTAGATATTGCGTTTGTCCTACGGAGTTCAAAAATTGAATCCAAACCTGCTCACTTTCTAATAATTGCTCAAATACCGCATTGTATCCTTCTGGATAATAGCCTGAATTTAATGTGATTCTTTGCTTTGCCTCTTTATTGTAGACAACCCTTGTTGGCTTAGTTGTGTCATACGTTGTATTGAATCCACTTGAGGTCAAATTGATGCCTTGGTATTCCTCTTTTGTAGTGGATGTTGTCAGTACTTTTTTTAAGGCAAACCAAAGGTCTTGAAATTGTCCGTACTTATTAACAAAGGTTATCCTTTGGGGTTCGTATTTTGAGCAAGGCAGTCGATTTATCGTGCAAGTGACGCCTACTCCGATTGTTAATGATGTAGCCGTTCCGTTATAAAATTGATATCCCACCTCAGGTCTTAATCCCGTATTTAAAATATACGGCAAATATCCGCTTTTATTTTCTGGCACAAATATTTCCCACTCTGTATTTGTTCCTAGTTTTGGAGCAATCAGCCAAGACGCCGCATTGCTTAAAGGATATGGAGGTTGCCAATTTGCGCCCTCGTCAAAATATCCATAAGCATCAAAACCTTGGTTATCATCTTGGTTATAAGTTGGGGACAAAGCGTTTCCCGTTCCGTCAGTTGTTGGATAAAAATAGATCCTTAAATCAAAGTCAATTTCCGTGTCTGATGGTTGAGGTGAACCATCATAATTAATTACTAAATAATCTCGCACCAATTCTGAAACCTCAAAAAATACTGATTGTCCCGCCGTTACTGATTTTAA